CACCAAAAAACATTAGAAGACTGGGCAGTTTTTAATATAAATAACAGAACTAAACACGATGCAACAATAAGTTCTGGACTAGCTATAATGGCTTGTAATAAAAATTTATATAGACCAGTTCCTCAAACTAGTATTAATAAAATAAATCTTGGTATAAAGACTTATGACAATACCGGCACAATATCAAAAATTAATTAATATATATGCAAGCTACAACTACATATAGTACCTTCCCAGATCAGGTCGTACCTGCTGCTGAGAAAGCTACATACGAATATGGTTTAAAAGTTGCGCGAGCTATCGAAGGCGAATGGTTTAGAAATTCACAAGGAACTGGTTATAGATATATGACCAACTATAATAATTTTCATAACTTAAGACTTTACGCTAGAGCAGAGCAACCAGTACAAAAATACAAAGATGAATTAGCTATTAATGGTGATTTGTCTTACCTTAATTTAGACTGGAAACCAGTTCCAATTATACCTAAGTTTGTAGATATAGTAGTTAACGGTATGTCACAAAGATCTTACGAGGTTAAAGCAATGGCTCAAGATCCTACTTCATTAAAGAAAAGAACAGAATACGCTCAACGTATTATAATGGATATAGAGAATAGAGATTTTAATGCTGTTGTGATGGAAGAGTTTGGTATAGATATGACAGAGTCTAGAGATAAAAATACTCCAGAAACTCTAGAAGATCTACCAGCACATATGCAAATGAATTATAAGCAAGCTATAGAGGTTGCTGAAGAAGAAGTTATAAGTCAAATATTAGATAAAAACAAATATCACTTAATAAGAAAAAGATTAAATTATGACTTAACTGTTTTAGGTATATCTTGCGTAAAAACAACTTGGAATCCAGCTGAAGGCGTTGTTGTTGATTACGTTGATCCAGCTAATATAGTTTATTCATATACTAACGATCCTAATTTTGAAGACGTTTATTATGTAGGTGAAGTTAAAAATGTACCTTTAGTAGAATTAAAAAAGCAATTTCCTAGCTTAACACCCGAGCAAGTTAAAAAACTTCAAAACTATACTGGTAATACTGCTTACTCATCTAACTTCAACGGAAGATACGATCAAAATACTGTACAAGTTCTTTACTTTGAATGGAAAAGTTATATTGATCAAGTGTTTAAAATAAAAGAAACAGCTACTGGACTAGAGAAAACTATAGAAAAAGAAGATACTTTTTTGCAAGTAGAAGAAACAGATAACTTTAAAAAAGCTTCAAGGTCTATTGAGACACTTTATTCAGGAGCTAAAGTACTAGGTATGGAAGAAATGTTAGACTGGCGAATGGCTGAAAACATGACTAGACCATATGCAGATACTAGCAAGGTTAATTTAAGTTACACTATTACTGCACCAAGGATGTATCAAGGTAGAATAGAAAGCTTAGTTGGTAGAGTAACTGGTTTTGCTGATATGATACAGTTAACTCATTTAAAACTACAACAAGTAATGTCTAGGATGGTTCCTGATGGGGTTTATCTGGATATGGATGGTTTAGCAGAGGTTGATTTAGGTAATGGAACTAACTATAATCCAGCTGAAGCTTTAAACATGTATTTCCAAACTGGTAGTGTTATAGGTAGATCTTTAACACAAGACGGTGAAATGAATAGGGGTAAAGTTCCTATCCAAGAACTTCAGTCATCTTCAGGTGGTGCTAAAATATCTTCTTTAATAAGTACTTATCAGTATTATTTACAAATGATTAGGGATGTTACAGGGCTAAATGAAGCTAGAGATGGTAGTAATCCAGACACTAATGCATTAGTTGGTTTACAAAAACTAGCTGCTGCAAACTCTAATACAGCTACTAGGCATATACTACAAGCTAGTTTATATCTAACACTTAGAACTTGTGAAAATATATCTCTTAGAGTTAGTGATTCTTTAATGTTTCCACTAACTAGGATGTCATTAATAAATAGTATATCTAATTTTAATGCACATACTTTAGATGAACTTTCAAAAGTAAATATACATGATTTTGGAGTGTTTATAGAACTAGAGCCAGATGAAGAAGAAAAAGCACAGCTAGAACAAAACATACAAGTTGCTTTGCAAACACAGTCTATAAATCTTGAAGATGCTATAGATATAAGATCTGTAAATAATCTTAAGTTAGCTAACACTATGCTTAAAAAGCGTAGGTTAGAAAAAGAAGCTAAAGATCAACAGATGAAAATGCAACAAATACAAGCGCAAGCTCAAGCCCAAGCAGAGACTAACGAGAAAGCTGCTTTAGCTGAGTTGCAAAAGCAAGAAGGTATGGTTAATAGTAAAGTTCAATTAGAACAAGCTAAGTCACAGTTTGAAATACAAAGACTACAAACAGAAGCTGAAATTAAAAAACAATTAATGCAGCAAGAGTTTGATTACAACATGCAATTAGCAAAACAACAAACAAAAGTTGTACAAGCTAAAGAGCAGCAAATAGAAGATCGTAAAGATAAAAGACTTAAAATTCAAGGAACTCAGCAGAGTGAAATGATAACCCAAAGAAGAGAAGATGGTTTACCTATAAACTTTGAATCTAAAGGTAACGATAATTTAGGTGGTATTGGTTTAGAGCAATTTGCACCTAGATAATTTATATTAATTATTATATTATATTATGTCAAAAGAAGAAGTAGTAGAGGCTCCTGACGGAACCCTAGAACAAGGTGATTTTAAAATAAAAAAGAAACCTAAGAAACTAGTTGCTGAAAAAAAAGTAACTAAAATAAATATGGCTAAAAAAGAAGAGCCAAAAGAAGAGACTAAAACTGAACCAACAGTTGCTAAAGAAACTAAAGTTGATAAAGTTGAAGCAGAACAACCTGTAGTTGAAGAAACTAAAGCTGAAGAATCTCCAGTTATTGAAGAAATAAAAGTAGAAGAAACTAAAGAAGAAGTTGAAGAAACTAAAGAGGTTGTTGAAGAAATTAAAGAAGAAGTAAAAGCGAATCCACAAATAGAGTTACCAGAGAATATTGAAAAGTTAGTAGACTTTATGAAAGACACTGGTGGCACTGTAGAAGACTATGTTAATTTAAATAGAGATTACAGTAAATTAAATGGAGAACAATTACTTAAAGAATATTATAGTGTAAGCAAACCACATTTAAATACAGATGAAGTAAATTTCCTCATGGATGATACTTTTGCGTGGGATGAAGGTGAAGATGAAAGAGTTGTTAAAAAGAAACAACTAGCTTACAAAGAAGAAATTGCTAAAGCCAAAAGCTTTTTAGATAGTTCTAAGAAAAAATACTATGAAGATATCAAGTTGAAACCTTCAGTATCACAAGAACAACAAAAGGCTAATGACTTTTTCAATAGATACAACGAAGAACAGAAGGTGATTCAACAGCGTCACGAAAGTTTTACAAACAATACTAAAAAGTTGTTTGCCGATGAATTCAAAGGTTTTGAATATAATGTTGGTGATAAATCTTTTAGATATAATGTAAATAACAAAAATGATGTTGCTCAAAATCAATCTGATTTAAATAATTTTGTTGGGAAGTTCCTAGATAAAAAAGGTGAAATCAAAGATTATAGAGGTTATCACAAAGCCTTGTATACCGCTAGTAATGCTGATAAAATAGCAAAACATTTTTATGAGCAAGGTAAAACTGATGCGATTAGAGATGTTAATGCTAAGTCTAAAAATATAACAAATGAAGTTAGAGCTACTAGTTCTGGCGAAATGTTTATTAATGGGTTAAAAGTAAAAGCAATTAGTGGTGTAGATAGTTCTAAGTTAAAAATAAAAACAAAAAAATAACTTAAACTAAAAATATAAATTATGAGTTTTGCAACAGGTGGGAGTTTTCCTGCAAGTTTAATTCCAGCTCAAAAGAAACAAGCATTAGATAATAACTATTTGAACTTTGCAGACGGTACGTCTAGCTGGGCTCAACAGTATTTACCTGAGCTTTATGAAGCTGAAGTTGAGAGATATGGTAACAGAACGTTATCAGGTTTCTTAAGAATGGTTGGCGCTGAAATGCCAATGACATCGGATCAAGTATTATGGTCTGAACAAAATAGATTACATGTATCTTATAACGAGGTAGAGTATAAATCAGGTGTTGTATTTGAAATAGAATTAGCTAATGCTAATCCTTCTACTAATGGTAGAGGCAATAATACTGTAGCAATAAAAGTTAATAATACTATATTAATTTCTGATAACGCTACAGGTTTAATAACACAAAAGTGTATTGTAACTGCCGTAGCTCAGCCGGCTACTGGTACTACAAAAGCTGAAATTACAGTTGCTCCTTATGATACAGCTACTGTTAAAGCTGGATTACAGTTAACTGACCCAAAAACTTTGAACCTATTTGTTTATGGTTCTGAGTTTGGAAAAGGATCTACAGATGCTACTATGGATTCTATTGAACCTAGCTTTACTGAGTTTAACAACTCTCCAATTATTATTAGAGACAAGTACCAAGTAAATGGTTCTGACGCTGCTCAAATTGGTTGGATTGAAGTTGCTACTGAAGATGGTACTTCTGGATACTTATGGTATTTAAAAGCTGAGTCTGAAACAAGACTAAGATTTGAAGACTATATGGAAATGGCAATGGTTGAAGGTGAATTAGCTGGACATACAGTTGCTATGCCTGGTGGTTCTACTGGTATTAACTTAAAAGGTACACAAGGTTTATTTGCTGCTATTGAAGCAAGAGGTAATATATATCAAGGATTTGCTGGAGCTGCTGCTCCTGGTTCTGGTGCTTTAGGTGATTTCGATGAAATCCTTAAAAACTTAGACAAGCAAGGTGCTATTGAAGAAAACATGCTTTTCTTACAAAGATCTACTGCTTTAGATTTTGATGATATGATTGCTGCAATGAACGGAGCTTTTGCTTCTTCTGCTGCTGCTTCTTACGGTTTATTTGATAATGAATCAGAAATGGCACTTAACTTTGGTTTTAGTGGCTTTAGAAGAGGTTCTTATGACTTCTATAAAACTGACTGGAAATATCTAAATGATGCTTCTACAAGAGGTTTATCTAATGCTATTGATGGTGTATTAATTCCTGCTGGAACTACTACAGTTTACGATCAAATGTTAGGATCAAATATCAGACGACCATTCTTACACGTAAGATATAGAGCTTCTGAAACTGAAGATAGACGTTACAAAAACTGGATTACTGGTTCAGTTGGTGGAGCTTATACCTCAGGTGTAGATGCTATGGACGTACATTTCTTAACTGAAAGATGTTTAGTAACACAAGCTGCTAATAACTTCGTGTTATTTAAGACTGTGTAATTATTATATAAATGTGGAGGGTTAACGCTCTCCACTTTATTAACATTTAAAAAATAGAAATTATGCCAAATATGATTAAACTCCCTATAATTTTTTCGGGTGTATCAAGCAATTTAGTACCAAGGTTTACATGCCTTAATGCTGAAGATGTTTATGCAGTAAGTAAGGCTGCGGCATCAGGTAGTGTATTTGATGTTATTCACGTACATTATGCTAAGCTAGCCGTTGCTAGTGACTCTGCTCCTTTGTATTTAAGAGCATCTATAAATTATACTGACGGTGGATCTCAAACCGTTACTGATCAAGATATAGAAAATCTTAAAAACTTAATTACAAGTGCTAATCAAAAACCAGGCTTAATACCTGAGTTTGAATTGATTGGTGCTAGAAGCGCTACATCTTCTACTATTACGGATTTCCAAGTTGCGGATATTCAAATTAAAGCTGAAGAACCTTATTCTTCAACTGTTTAAATTATAAATTATGAGTAATTTTATAAAAGTGCCTCTAGCAATTAATCCAGCTAGAAGTTTAGTAACTGCAACAGGTAGCTTAACAGCTTCTATTACTACTAATAGTTCTGACGCCACTGATGCTAGTGTTGCAACAGTTGCTTTTACTACTAGTGGAACTGGAACAGGTGCTACGGTTCAGTTAACCATTGCAAGTAATGCAGTAAGCGTAGCTTCTTGTACTGTAGCAGGTGAAGGTTTTAAAGAAGGTGATACTTTAACTTTTGCTTCTTCAGTTATTGGAGGAACAACAGATGTTGTTATTACATTAGTAGCTGATGATTTAGTAGCGGTTGAAGGATCTGCAACTAATGAGTATGCTTTAATACCTATAGACAATGTAGCTTGCGTGAGTGGTGTTAGTACTACTGCATGTGACATACAAGTATTGGAATATAATCAAGCTACTTCTTCTAGTCTTTCTGGAAGAGTAACTAAGTATACAATAACTGTAGACGACGCGCCTGCAACAACTAAAGCTGCTTTACAAGCTGACGTTGCTGCTGCTATTATAAAAGCGTCTAGTGCTGAAAATTCACAGCCAGAAGTTAAATTTACAGGTAATGCTGAATGCATTTCTGTAGTTTTATCTTAAACTAAAATATAAGGTCCTACTTAGGTAGGATCTTTTTTAATTATTATATTATATTATATTATGGAAACAAAAGTAAAAAAGGCTCCTGCTCCCAAGCAAGAGGTTAAAAAAGACACTTGGGAATATAAAGATAGAAATTATTATTTAGCAGATGGTAAAGAACCTTTAACATATACTATACCTAGTAAACATACTCAAAGATATCCTTTAGTTTGGTTTGACAAAGAAAAAGGTTATGAAAGAGAACTTAGATATGCTACAAATCAAAAAAGTATATTTGTAGACGAACAAAAGGGTGCATCCACATTAAAACATATAGTTTTTGAAAACGGTGTTTTACACGTACCTAAAGAAAAAAGAAGTTTACAAGAGTTCTTAAATCATCATCCTCACAAAGGGATTATATTTAACGAGTTAGACAGGCAAGTAGAAGCTGTAGATCAACTAGAAGAATTAGATTTACAACTAGACGCTTTAAATGCCGCTCGATCAATGGATGTAGATCAAGCTGAAGCTATATTGAGAGTTGAACTTGGTTCTAATGTAAATAAAATGTCTACAAAAGAATTAAAAAGAGATTTATTATTATTTGCTAGACAAAATCCAGCTTTATTTATAGATCTTGCAAATGACGATAACGTTATATTAAGAAACTTTGCTATTAATTCAGTGGAACAAGGTATAATTAACCTAGCTAGTGATCAAAGAACATTTACATGGGCTACTAACGGCAAGAAGTTGATGACAGTACCTTTCGATGAAAATCCTTACTCAGCAATGGCTGCGTGGTTTAAAACAGATGAAGGACTTGAAGT